CCATTTAAACAGTTACTCACACCTTTTCTATTAAAACCATCATTGACAACATCAACTATCCTATCATAAGATTTAATTAATACATCATCTTTATAACAATTAATAGCTTTACTCCATCTTGGTTCTTTTCCAAGCATAGAATCGCTGATCTTTTGTTTAGTTTCTTTAGATCTAGTTATTCCTGTTAATTTGTCAGAAATCTTTTGTCTAGTTTCTAGCGATGGATTAGAACAACCTTCTCCACCAACAGTAGCATTTGTTAATTTTGAACCAATCTGTGTATAATAATTTATCCAGAATACTTCCATGATATTAATTATATCTGATGTATACTCTCCTATCACTTTCATTTCAGGTGTAAAACCTTTATCTACTTGTGACTTAAACCATCTACACTTATATGTATTTCCTGTTAATGATTCATTCTTGTGTTGAATAAGTCGTCTATGTGGGTTATTAGTCTTCCCAACATATCTAACTTTACCATCATTATCCAGTAAAACATAGATGTAATGCATAATTAACCTCTAAGTTAAATTAATAGGATGATATAATACTACAAACATCCTTGTACTTATATTAGGTAGACTTGTCTTATATTTTAAATAAAATAATATAAGTGGAGTAGTTTTACCTACTCCACATTACAAGTTATCTAGTTTTACCTAACTTTTTAATCTCTTTAATATGTTTCTGTAACTCAGCAGGACTCATCTTATTAATTTCAGCTACAGATAGCTTAGATGTATTGTTAGACTTACCTTTATAGTTACTTGAATTACTACCAGGATTCTGATCAGATAATAGTAACTCTTCATTATCCTTTAGCACACCTTTGATTCCATCAGAGAATAATACTATATCATCACCATCTTTAAACACAACTTCACCATCAATAACTGCTACTGACTTATTATTAATTAAATCATTAACAACATACTTACTGGCTTTAAGCTTCTTACCAAGAGCTTCATCTAACTTAGTTTTTAATATCTGTTTATTGTTAGTAGCTTTGAGTTTAGTCTCAGCTATCTCTTTCTCTTCAAGTTTTTTTTCCATAAGAGCTAATCTATTAGTAAGGTCACTATTATCTCCATATAGATTATCTACATTTGAAACCTTATCTAGTTTACCTTTAACCTCTTCTACAAACTTATCAGTTGATTCATATTTTTCATGATCCCAACCAACATTTTTAGCAACACCTTTCCATTTAAGTGCTTCTTTATCTTTTGATGTGTATTTAGTTTTATGGTCACCAATTGTGTCACGAAGATTCTCTAAAAGTTCTTCTTTGTTTAATTCATCAGCATTAATTGCTTCTTCTAATTGTGTTAGTTCTACTACAGCCATATTAGGCCTCCTTTGTGTGTGTTATATGATACTAGTCCTCACTAATATCATATAAGTTTAATATATCATCAGATATATGTTTTTGTAATTTATTTTTAGTCGCACTATCTAGATCTAATGTAAGTAGTTCTTTATAGTTCTTTATCTTTTCTGTTATCTCTATTTCAGCAGGAGTATAAGCATCAGGATATTTAACAGCATATTCAATAACAGTATTAATCCATATTCCAAATAGTTCAGATACCATTTGTTCAAACTCTTCTGCTAGTCTAGCTGTATGTTTGATAGCATACTGTGAACCAATAAACTTTGCTGCTTCATGTTTAGCACTTGTTGTACTCATAGAAGCTATATGTACACCTAGGTTAGCTGCTACTTCAATTAACTTATTAACAGAGTTATTAGATGCTTCCATCATATTCTGTAATATAGCAGCCTCTGGTGATATCCATTCTGGTTTATTAACTGTTTTATCTCTAGAACCATATGTTAATAGAGAGTCTGAACCAATATTAAGATTAATATCATTCTCATCTCCACCATTATCAAGTGTAAGCATACAGAAAGCACTATTACGCTCAATAACTCTTTGTTCACTATCTTGATTATATATAGTCCAGTTCAATCTACACAGATCATATGTAGGTGACATTGGTAATACATCTTCTGATAATGAATCATACATAGATATAACTGGTATAACACCAAGCTTGTGATACTTCTTAGTTCCTGTTTGCTTGAAACCATCACTATTAATACCACTTACTATGTATTTATCTGTGACTTTAGTCACTACAACTTCACCATCTTCATTAATACCATTGGTAAAAGTAAGAGAGTTAAGTTTTGATTGTTTATCTAAACCATATGATAATACTCTATCAGCAGTTACTTGATACATATATGGATAAGCTCTTTGTTTAATAACTTCTACCTGTGTGTCTGGGATGTTAGAAACGTTATCCATTACTACAAAAGTTACACCATGTAATATAGTGAACTTAGTCACATTATGATTAAACTTCTGAATACCATTACCTTTATTATCAACGTTCTCAATGAAAGAATCAAATATAGTATTATTACTTGCTCTCAACGCAGAGGTTGAGAACACAGGGTTTAAGAGAGAGTTAATGATACCTTGTATATAGTTCTTATAAGTTGAAATAAGATATCTACCAGACATATCAGTCTCTTTAGTATGTGGAACAAGATATGTGCCATCTAAGAAACCACCCTCACCATAGTACGCATCTGTACAAAACTTATATATATTATAATATATATCATTTGACTTTCTACTCATATCATTGTTTTGATATGTTGTAACGTTTTTAACTGGACCAGTGTCCACCGAATTTTCACTCATTTTAATCTCCTTTAATTAATATAAATTTGTTCTATATCCTTTTGATTTACCAGACTTATGCCATATGCTACAAGTAGCGTATCTTAAGCTATCCATCAAGTGATTATGTTTATCAACAGGAGTAACTTGAATCTCTCCATGTTTTTCCTGTCTAACATATAATTTTAATTCCTCTATTGTATGTGTACAATTTGGGTGTACTGTCATTGTATTTTGTAATAACCAATCAATACCTTTAAGTAATGAATCTGGTCCTTTTGTTGCTTTAGTAGCATTAACTCCATGATCTCTTAATTCATGTATAGACTTAGGTTCTGCTGAGTCAAAGTATATTACACTATTAATACCATGTAATTCTAACTTTCTTTTTATAGCTTCAGCTAACTTATCATTAGTTAAACCTTTTCTATATATTTCATCAAAGATATATATCTTATTATTTGTCTCATCATACATAGTAAATATAACTGCTGCTGGGTCAACTGTGAATCCAAAGTCACCACCTATATACACTTTAAAATCTAAGTCTTGTATATTGAACCGTTCCTCTGTCCAGTTCTCAAATATTCTTGAACCTAAAACACCAAAGTTTCCTAAACAGTATACATCATAATGATATGGTGATACTTCTTTCATATCTTCCAATACTTTAATCTCTTCTGATGCTAAGAAGTTATTATCTTTGTATGTAGTTTTAATAATTAAAACTTCAGCAATATCAAACTCATCTATGAACCATCTCTTATAAATCCAATGTGATTCATATATAGGATTGAATGTAAGTATAGTCTTCTTCTTAAACTTGCTCTTACCACGCATTCTAAGCCTTAATTGATTAAAGGTAGACTCTGATAGTTCTGTAGCCTCTTCACACCATAGAAGGTCAAATGCGTTAGCTACAGGAGGTGTTACAGATTTAATCTTTTCTTCATCGTCACAACCTACAAACATTATACATCCATCTGACATATTAGATTGTATAAGTAAATCAGTTTTATTAATAGTAAAATATTTAGTTAGTTTAAGTGAAGATATAGCTTTAGTAAGTTCATTAAATACAGACTTTCTAATAGTTCTAGCTACCTGTCTGGCTACTAATATATTCCTACCTTTTAAAGCCCATAGAATAGTAAAGCGAGCTATCGCATGTGACTTACCAGATGATGAACCGCCATATACAATTTGTATAGGAGTATCACAATCATATACATCCATGTAAGAAGGATTGATAGTTCTAGGGTCTATCTTAATAGATAACTTAGATTTAGACCTTAGATTAATGCTCATCTTCTACCTCTTCAAATTCTACTAATATTTCACTATCAGTATCAATACTGTTATCTCTTGATTCAATGACTAATAGTTTCTCTCTTTCTATATAACCATACTTACATTTTAACATAAATAATCCACCAACTGTATTAACTAATCCATTCTTTTTTAGAAGTTCATTAGCTATTCTAGATTCCTGTATATCTTCTAATATGTCATGTAGTTCATCTATATCTTCAATACCTTTATTACACCAATTAGTATAGTTAGAGCTACTTAAAGCATTCATATTTAGATGATATCTATAATATAGTAATGATTCATCATCTTTATATTCCTGTAGACAATCCTCTAGAATCTTAATTACTTGTTCTTTAGTCTTTCTCTTAGCTCTCATCAGTATAACTCCATTTAAACTTACCAGCTCTTCCCTGCTTACCTTTACAACAACGAGATATACTTGAAGCATCTATTTTTAATGTATTAGATGCTAGTAATGCGTTATCCCATTCTTTTATAAGTTCATTACTCATAGTTAGTTGATTAACCTTTATACTACCATTATTATTTATAATAGGAGTTATATCAACACATTGTGTATTATTATCATAGTATCTGAATATGAAATTATCTCTAACTACATCATTAACACTAGATTTAATAGTGAATGTTGTAATATTTAATTCTCTGATGCATTCGTTAATACAATCCCAAGTCTTTATAAACTTACCTTCTATACTATATTGATTAACTTTTTTAGCACCTGCATGATTGGAACCAGATTGAGCTAGACTCATCTTTTTCTTAGACTCTTCAGAAAAATGTTTACCATACATTGGGTGGTTAGTTTTATCTTTAAGTAGCTCTGTCATTCTTTGTGATTGAGCTAATCTTTCATCTTTAGATTTAACTCTACCTGTAGCAGATATACTCATGCGTTTCTTAGTCTCATTAGAACACTTATAACCAGTTGATCTACCATCTCCACCAATAGTGTGATTAGTTAAATTACCATATGTTGTATTATAGAAATTAATCCAGAAAATCTCCATTATATTAATAATAGAGTCAGGATATTCACCAATGGATATATGTATAGGTTTTTGATTTTTGTGTAGGAGTGACTGAATCCAACGAGAACTATGATGTTTCATATCTTTGGATCTATTTAGATGTTCATTATATCTACGCTTCATATTATTAGTCTTACCAATATATCTAACTTTATTAGTATTTGGGTCAACTAGTGCATAGATGTAGTTAATTTGTTCCATTTTGTTCTCCTTTTATCGCTATCAATATACATTATACGCACAAGGCAATGTTATCTTTATTTAGCAAAAGTTGGTAAACCTATCGCGTTAGCAGATTTACCATATAAGTATTAGGTAGACTTCACTACCTAACTTCTGAATAAATATTTTCCCATATG